TACATATTTCATTGCATCTAGTACACTTGCATGGGCACCAATGTGTCCTTGCATCAATGAAAAGAACATAGCAGTTTCAAAGTTTCTTGTTTGTGTCATTAAAGATAAAACCGTTTTACTTAACTGTGCTGTAGTTTTTGCTGCGAGAAAAGCTTTATATGGTGCCCACTGCAATAAAAAATCTGTGGCTAATGCATCACTTGCAATACCATTAGCAATCTCGGGTGTTGTAAAATAATTACCTTTCTTACCTCTGGTATATATTTTTGCTATGTCAATGTTTGATGTTCTTGCTATAGTTTGTATTGGTACTAAAGATTTTGCTACATATTTTTGTACACCTTCCATAGCAAATTTTTCTGGATCTGTTACAATCCAACCAGATCTTAATCCTTCTTTTAATATTTGTTTGTGTGTAAACAAATGAGACAACAACTGTGCTTGTTGTGTAACTGTATCTGTAATGACAGTAATAGGGTTATTTATTTTACCCATTAAGTCTTCAATAACTTTTGGCAGTGTTTGTTTTTTAGCTAAAATTTTATCAGGCGTAACTAAAGAAGTTATAGCCTGCATTCTTTTGATAGGACTAGCTCCTTCTTTACCATACTGTATAATTTCATCTACTTTTTGAGAAGCTAATCTAGATAGTTCTGGCCACAACTTACTTCCTTCTTTTACATTTTTATATTTTTTATTTGTTTTTTTAATTAAATCTACAAAGTAATTAGTTGCTGCAGTAATTTTAGTTTGGTCTGGTTTAAAACTTCCTTGAAATATTTCATAAGATGTAGTTAGATATTTACCCATACCGTCTACAATTTCTTTTTTTATTTCTTCATTTTTTACATAAGGTTTAATTTTTTTACTTAATTTTTCTATAGTTTTTTGTATGTCTACAACAGGTTGTCTTAAAACTTCTGGTAAATTTTTAAGAGGTATTTCACCTTTTAAATATTTTAATACATCATCCCAATATTGTTTACCTGCTGACACACTGGATGTTGTAAAAACCTTATTACCAAATCCTTTGTTTAACAAATTGTATATAGACCTATCTATTCTTTTAAGATCAATACCTATAGATTTTTTATATTTGTTAGTCATTCTTTCACCTTGAAGCATAATTTGTTTAGCTTCTTTAGTAAAAGGTCCTCTAACTCTTAAAGGTGTAAGTATAAATTTATCTGCAGCAGCCATTAATCTTTCTGACATTGGACCCATAGTTGTAGAAAAGAATCCCCATTTTTCTAATGGCGGTATTTTTTGTGTAATAAACCCACCACCTTTTTTAATGGCGTTAACTACTTGTGGCACACCTGTTTTTCTACTAGCTACAATTTTAGACACAGGGTTAAGAACTAAAGTATTAAAAGGTGCGGCAGTTGTTTTATAAATTCCTTTAGCAGTTGCACCAGCTACCCCTATAATTTTACCAGCAGCTAGTGTTAGACCACCAATTAATACTGTACCTTCTGCACCATGTATTAATTTTCTTTTTAAACTATAGATGGCTTTCTCTTTACTAGTCATCTTTTCATACTGTTCTTTATTTATGGTAGGCATAAAACCAAAACCTTCAATAAAGGTCATTGCGCCTTTTTCTTCTGGTACTGTTTCAGATGTAATTTGTCTACCTACTCCATACTTTACAGGTAGACCCCAAAACCCCATTTTTTGTGCAATGCTTGATGCATATTTTATATTACCAAACTGATCTGTTAGTGTTTTACCAGACTTATCTACTTTAGCTTTTTTCTTTGATAATCTTTCTACAATTTTTTTAGTAGTTCCAGGTGCTGCTTTTTTAGCAATAAAACCAAAACCTTTTATTATTCTGCCACCTAAAAATGTATCAATACCAAATTGTGTAAGCTCGTCAGTTAATTCTTGTATAGCACTGTCTTGATTAAAAGGTTGTGATTTGTTTGGGTACTGAATATCATCAGCTCTTGGCCAATTGTTTTCTATATATTCTAATGCGTTAATTGCATTATCAGGGCCAACGGCATCTACTAACATGGCAGCCCAACTAGTTATTGCTCTTCCTGTATCTAAAAAAGGTTCTGCAAGTCCAGATATAATTTTAGTAGATGTCTTACCGTAATATTCTTTTTGTTTAGCTTTTGCTATTTCATCTTCTCTGTACGCAAGGTCATAAGATTTAGCTCCTTGTAATTCAAATGCAGTTAATCTATCTACTGTTTTTTCACTAAATAACTCTGGGTTATCTGCTACAAACTTTAATCTTTTATTTGGATATAATAATATATTAGACTCACCTGCTTCTTTAGCAGCTTTGATTGATCCATACTTTTGTACAACAGAAATATAATCTTTAACAACATCAGGGTTGTCTCTAAATATATCTAGGTATCTAAGAGTGTTGTCTTTGTAATCTGCAGGTAAGGTATTAACATAACTTCTTTCTTGAGTTGATAATAGATCAGGTTCCATCAACCCTTCTTCAATAAGTTTTTGATTTATTGTTTCAACTTTTTCGTCAGCTTGTTTTGTAATTGATTCAAGATCAAGCTTCTCATTTATTTGAGACATGATCTCTTCTACTTTACGATCTAAGATAGCGTTTTTATCTTCGAGTTCTTTGTCGGGAAAAAAATTTTTGTTTGGATCTGCCATTCATCTTATGCCATCTCGGTTTGCATAGGCAACACAAGACTCACCCCATATTTGTTATTAAAAGCATATACGTCCGCTTGAGTTTTTATCTGTGCAAAGTCCGCGAAGGCATTTTGATTATAGTAAATTAATTGTACAATTTCATCAGTTACTTCAGCTGGTATTTTATTTCTAAATTCTGAATAAGGTATTGGCACACTTGCTTGTTGAGGTTCTTCTGCTACAGTCTGTTCTTCCATAACTGTTTCTGTTGCAACCGGCATTGCTCCCGTTGCTGGTGTACCCATTTGATAACCTGCTCTACCACCATCTGCTTTAAGGTCTACACCTAATGCACCTTGTATCTGTAAGAAAATTCTTATTGCATCAGCAGCAGCTGTTGCTGGATCTCCGCCTCCTGCAATTAAAGCAGCAGTAATATTTGCTATATCTTTTTGTGTAGAAGTTCCTGCTAATATATCTTTTAATCTTGTTTCGTATTCTGGTCCTCCGTCAGGATATAATGCTTTTAATTCTTTTATTTTTAATCCTGTTGCAGTTCTTGCTGGGTCAAATTGAATTTTAGCAATGTCAAGAGCTCCAGTATTTTGTAATTTTTGTACAGCTATTGCTGAATCTTGTTGTAAACCATATTCCGTACGTAATTTTTTCATATCAAAACCTCGATCATCTAAACTTTTTAATCTTTCTTTTCTCTCTCCAATATCTTTTAGTTTAGCTGCGTCTTGTAAATCTTTTCTGTCTTTTCTAATTTTAGCTATGTTTTCTGCTTGTTCAAAACCAGCTTCACCTGTAGTTTTGTAACTACCATCAGGGTTTTTCATGTTAGCATAAGTTCCAAAAGAACTAATTACATCGTACATATTTGTACCTTCTGTTGTTTTAACTACTTCTTGTTCTTCAACAGTTAACTCTTTCATTTTATCGTCGTAAGACATTGGTTTTTCAAATCCTGTTCTATTACCCATCATGTTCCCCATGATTGTACCACCTCCAATAGTTCCACCACCATAGTATCTTGGTCTTGGTGTATCCATACCTGATGTAATACCAGTTCCTTGAGCAGAGTATCCCATTCCGCCTCTCATAAACATTGGTCTCTTTAAAATTTTATTATACATATTATACCTGTTGTGTCCCTGGTGGAGGTGTTAATGTTCTATACATATTAGCAAAACCACCGATACCTTGTACTACTGGATTTGGTGTAAATTTTTGTGTAGGTGATCCAGGCATTGCTCCTGCAATCGAACCATATATATTTGCTACGTCTGTAATTCTTTGTTGTGGTAAGTCATAAGCTGTTTGTGCAGCTAGTGCTAACTGATTTAATTTTTGTTGTTCTAGTTGTTGATCAGCTAATCCTAGTGCATCTAACCCTACAGCTTGTGAAGCTTGTAAAGCTGGCACAGTTTCTGCCATACCTTGTAAATTAGTTAATTGTTGTTGCGCTTGAGTTCGTGCGTCTGCAAACCCTGTGCCGTATAAGCCAGCAAGTAATGCTGCTCTATTTCTGTCAGAATTTGCTCTATACTCTGCAGACTCAACACCTTGTCTTGCACCACCAAAAGCACCAACATTAAACGCTTGGTCTGCAATACCTTTTTGTTTTATCGCAGCTTGTCTATCAAAGTCAGCCATAGTTGTATCTATAACTTCTCTTTGATACGGTGACATAAAATCTTTGTATGCATCTGGTGTTAGTAAATTTTGTTGACTAATTTGATCTATGTATGGTTGAAAAGATGCAACACCTGTACCACCTGTAAAACCTGTAACTTGTCCTGTAGCATCTCTTTGTACAGTTCCCAATCCAGCCATGTCAGCAATTCTTTGAGCTCCTGCTTGTTGAAATGCTGATTGACCTGCAACTTGAGGAGTCAATGCTCCTGCATCAATAGGAGTTCCTAGTTGCCCGATACCATATTTAAGAATATTAGTTCCGTATGGTTGTAGCGTTGCGCTTGGTAATAATCCAGCCATTTCAGGTACAGTAGCCATTATGCCATCATTCCTTTAGCTTGTGGTTTTGCTTCTAAATTTTTCATTGTGTCGTACATTCTTTTTGCACCTTTTTGTATGCTTCCGCCACCTGCAGCTCTTACTGCATCAGCTGTAAATACAAATTCGTTTTTAGATAGTCTTGCTGGTACGTCGTCTTTTCTTTCGTACTCTCCAATTGGTACAAAACCACCAGAAAATCTATAATCTTTTTCCATACCACCCATGTCCATAATACCACCACCAGCTTTTTTAACTCTACCACCTTTAGCTGCTTGCATGATGCCTGTGTCTTGTTTAGGCATTTGTTTATTATTCATCATCATTTCTTGTAAATCTTCTAATTGTTCTTCAGTTAATAAATCTAAAGTTTTACCATATAACATTAAAGCTAAATCATTTAATTCTGATTTAGGATCTGGTGCAGACACTGTTGATTTATCAAATTTTAAAAACTCATCTATTTCCATTATAGGCATCCCAGGTCTTTGTTCATTCATTTCATATTTATAATTTTCATATGCATCAAGATCTTCTTGGTCATACTGATTTGAAGAAGCAGTCATTACGTCTGTTTCTGTTTCTTCTAAATCTCCTTTAATCATATCTCTCCAACCACCATCTTGAAAAAATAATTCAAATTCAAAATCAAATATAGATTTATCTGGTGTACCCATTTGAGACCATATCTGCATTGCATCCGCTCTGTCGCCACGGCCTGTAGAATAGAAAGCCATTTCCATATTTTCTTCTTGCATTTCTTTATTCATGCCTTCGTTAAAGCCCATACGTTTTACAACTTCTGGTGCTTTCTTTCTTAATGCTTCTATACCTGGACCACCTCCTCCAGCAAGACCCATTTTAGCAACAACGTCAGGTCTAACTTTTCTAAGTGCTGTAATGCCAGGGTTTGGATCTGGTGTACCATCTTTTAATCTCATAATTCCGCCATCTTTAACACCGGTTGCTTTTGTAAACGATGTTACGTCTGCTTTTTTAGTTGGTAAATTTGATATACTCATAGGTGTAAGATTCAAGTCGATAGCTGCTTGTGCCTCTTGGCCTGCTGCCGATGCAGCTGCCATATAGTCTGAGTATGCAGCTTCTTCTAATTCGTTTCTTCTTTTAGCATCTTTGTAATCAAGGTATGCTTTACCAACTGAAGTAGCTGTATCAACAATACCTTTATATTCTTTATAAGCTGATGGTAATGTCTCTGTAAAAAAATCTAATACTCCCATATTTCTAATTCCTTGATGTGTGATTATATACTAAAACCGCAGGGATTCTACCTGAACCTACCAGTTTACTTAATTTTTTAGCCATCGTCAATATATTATAAGTCGCCACTACCAGCTCCTAGACCTAAGCTAGCTACTTTTATATGAACATCTCTTCTTAAATGCTCTCTTTGAGTAGCAGTATTAGGGTCATTTACATCAGCGTCTGCTTCAGCATCTGACATGTATTCTACACCTGTTTCTGTATTAGTTAAAGTAATCTCTACTTCAGGTGTTATAACGTGGGTTCTTTTCCCATCTATCTTTTTGTATTCGCTTTTTGCTTCTTGCTCTATAAAAGGCATAGTTCTCCTATTGTCTACTTGTTTGTAGTACTGATGCAGTCATCTTTATAACATTAGTTGTAGCACATTGCATCTTTAATTTATCGCCTGCTTCTAGTATCAATATATTGTTAAAAGTCAGGACATCTACCCCATTACTAGCCCCTACTGCAACTACATCATATTCAAAATCAGTAGTGCTAGTAGCATCATATACCTTAAGGGTTACATCTAAAGCACTTCCATGAGTATTAAATAGCTTTATTGTTTTTATAATAGTTGTAGTCTCATCGGGTGACTCATACATGTCCACATCAGACCCTGCTGCGTTAACTGTTTTTTGAATATTTTTATATACGTTTGCCATTATGACATAAAGAAATTAAATCTCTCTTGTTGCTCCTTTTCTTGTGTTAAGAACGTTGAATTTAATTGTTCGATCAAAGATGTAATGGTTCTGTTTATTTGTCTTTGATTATCTTCTGTGTATTCTTTTCTTGGCTCTGGTAATCTTACTACTATTTTTGTCATTATCTTCTCCCATCTGCTTGAACATCTACTTGGAAAGTACCATATCTCCATTTTTCACCAGCACTTTCGTTTTCTATTTTTACATTTGCATATCTTCCTCTTGCTCTAGTATCAAATTTAGTTGAACTAGCAACAACACTAAATGGACTATATTTACTTATGCTTGCAGTAGATGAAGGAAAGTCTTTCAATCCTATAGTTACTTTAGCTGTGCCGTCTAATGTTTTAAAATCAGGAAAAAATCTTCTCATTGCTAAAAAGAATTCTCCCATTCCTTCTGATGTTTGTATTGCAAAATCATATGATTGTACAAAAGAAGTTAAAGTAGTTGTAGTTCCATCAGGATTAATTTGATCTGTGCCTACTTCATGTTCAAAATAAACTGTTTGACGTAACCCTGTTGAACCTACAATACTTGGAAAAGTTCCTGTAGAAGAACTGTTAAATTGTGTTGCATGTGGTCTTGGATATACTGTTGAGTCAATCCAAGTAGTTCTAATTGAATTTGTATTAACTCCTGTATACCACACACCACCCGGTGTTTGACCGGATTCACCATAATTATAAACTACGTATCTATCATTATATGCTGAATTAGATGTAGGGTAATACCAAACAACTTCTGTGAATAGGTTATTAATACCTGCTACAACTTGTTGTCCCTTTGTTGTATCAAAATCATCAAATACATAATCTTCTACCATACAAGATAAAGAGTTTACAGTACCATCAAATGCAAAGAAACCATTATTACCAATCCAATAAGCAACACCATCTATTTCACAACATGCGTTTTGACCAATCAATCCACAGTTTGTACCTACTTGTTCAAAGCCAAATGTAAATGGTGCACCAATAAATTTCATGGTGTACAAAGCATTATCTGTCCATACTAGAATATTTTCTTTTGCAACAATAGCTCCCATAATTTTTGTACCATCTTGTAATCTTTGTGAGCCAGCACTGTTTTCTGCAGTAGGTGCATATACATTTATTTGTTCTTGATTAGAAAATCTTATAAACATATCATCTTGTGTTTGAGGATCACCTATCGTTGTTTCTGTTCCAAAATGAATTAAGTGTCTTGTTGTTGGTGAAATTAATGTAGATCTAGATGCAGTAGGATTTCCTTCGGTCCCACTTATAGCTGTTACAAAATTTGTAGTTAATGTTGATGCACGAGTAGTAAAGTTTGCTGCAATAGAAGAGTCCCAAGTAAAAGTTTTACCATTAGAGATAGTTGCAACCAATACTTGACCAAAGTTGTTTAGTGACCAGAGACCTGGTTCTAGTGTAACGGTTGAAGCTGCAACTGCATCACCCCAGTTACCCCACTCTGTTGCGTCTTGAACTGTTGTATTAGTAGAATGAGCTTGACCATTAGATGTTCCAGGAGTTGCTGTTCCTTTAGCACCTCTAGTAATACCTAAAAATTGTGTAGAACTTTTTGATGTATATGTAATTAATTCTGCAGTTGGTAAAGTTCCAACAGCTATTGTACCTGCTGCTGCAAATCCTGTTGTACTGTCTACGGTTACTGCAGTTCCTGATCCACCTGTACCAGCAGTATCTGCATTTAATGATCCATCTAATTCTGTGCTTTGTGATCCCGTAACATTTCCTCCATAGTTTCCAATACCAAAACCATATCCGTATGATTGCGCTGAAGGACCTACTGCTTGATAAGGATTTACTGTACAAGAACTACCTGAAGTTAAATCTGATCCACCACCGTTTGCTTCTGCTGATGGTGATGTAACTGTAAATGTTGTTGAACTTGGAACTGTTATTACTTGACAAAGTTTATCTTCAAAAGTTGACGCTGCAATACTAGAACCTGTTGGCATAGTTACTGAATCTAATTCAACAATATCTCCTATTTCTAAACCATGATTAGTAGATGTTGTAATGGTTACGGCAGTTCCTCTAGTTGTGCTAGTTGTTATGGTAGAACCGGTAAATTGTGTTTGTGCTCCTGCATTATTACTTCTGTAAGGAGTAATGTCATAAAGTTGACCTTCAAAATATATAAGTAAAAATTTATCTGTACCAATTGCAACATACCTATTACCTTCTAAGTCAACAAAAGCATGTTGTTTTCTAGCTACACCACACATGGTGTCACTTAATAAAGAAGACCATCCTCCAACTTTTTCAGGAAGACTGTATCTCCATCTAGAGTTGTCAGAATCTACCCATCGATCTGTTGCACCAACACCTGTGTCTTGTTTATCGACACCCGGTTGAAATTTCATTTCAAAAAGAGCCATCTATTTAGCTCCTTACGCTGTATTAGTTTTATATGCCCAACCTCTTGTAGAGTCTACATATACTAAGGTTATTGATTGACCGTTTGTGTTTAAGGTTAAATCAGATGTTGCTGAGTTAATTGGTTGTCCATTTCTACCTATTGTACAATTGTTTGAACCCCAAGTACCTCTTGTGTCTAAAACACTAACTTCATCTCCAACAGTTGGAGATGCTGGTAAATTTATTACTATTGGGTTGGCTGTTGTGTTAGCAAAAATTTGAGCTCCAGCTACTGCTGTATAAGCACTGTTAGCGTCTGTTATAGTTGCATAACCTTTTTGAATTATATCCATTACTGTTTCAGTGCCATTTGATTTACAAAGAACAGTTGCTCCTGGTGGTATTTGAGTTGTGCTACCACTAGCAGTTAATACTCCTAAAGTTCTATTAGATGTACCTCTTACGGTGTCATCTTTCATAACCCATACTCTAGTTACACCGGACCCTGATGGCATAGTTATAGTTCTATCTCCACCTAAAGTTCCATATAATCTTAAGTACGCATTTTTACCATTTGATGTTGCACCATCTGTTAGTAGTAAAGTAACACTACCTGAAGCCATATCTACATCTAAAGCTCCAGATGATGATTGTTCTAATATCTGTAAGTTGGTATTAGTAATACCACCCCATTGGCCCGCTTTTTCGCCGGTTGTAATAATTTCTAATTGTATATCTGATGAATAACTTGATGCCATAATTTTATACTCCTGGATCTATTGGTGTCCAGACCATGTTTGCTCCTGGTATTATTTCACTCCATGTTATAGCTTGTGCTGTACCTGTAGCAAGCGTAAAAGTACTTCCTGTAGGTGAAACATTAGCTTGTCCTGATACTGTAACAGTTCCTGACGAAATTACAACCTGATTTCCACTTGGAGTTATATTAGCATCTGCACTTACTGTAACAGTACCAATGGCTATTGCTACTTGAGAACCAGTAACACCAAAGTTTGCGTCTCCTCGAATTGATAAACTACCAAAACCAAGAGTTAATCTATTTGGATCAGGAATTTCTGTAATAGAATCTGCTACAATACCTGGATTTCCAATGCTAATAGTTACCTGATTTCCTGTAACTGCAAAAGTTACATCGCTATCGGGTCCTGATGTAGCAAATGGTAATGCTGATATTGCGTCAAATCCTAAACTCATAAATAATCCTTAAAAGGAGACAGGGGGTATGTGGTGGTGCCCTGCCTCCATCTAAAGATTATATCATCGTTTAAA